CCCTTATATAATACCTTGCACGCACGCACGCACGCAAACTCGCCCTGACATTTTTTTATTACTTGTATGATTTACCCTAGATAATACCTTTTACTGTTACTATTGCGAGTAATTAACCAAACGCTATTAAAAGCGATTACATAAAAGAAACAATCATTTAAGTATATTTCAGACTGTTTAAAAGAAAAACGCCCTAGAAACTAATCTAAGGCGTTTTAACATGGAGGAGATTTATTATTAATTCAAGTCTTCTAA